GAAAGTTGGCAAGGATATGAAAGTTGGTGAACTTTAAATATAAACCTGATGGAGAAGTAGCTAAGTCTTTTATGAAAGATGATACTTTTTTTAGGGGAATCCGTGGGCCAGTAGGGTCAGGTAAATCAGTAGCTTGTTCTGTAGAAGTATTCAGAAGAGCATTAATGCAGGAGAAATCACCAGATGGCAAAAGGAAAAGTCGTTGGGCAATCATCAGAAACACAAATCCTCAGCTTCGCACTACCACGATTAAAACTTGGTTGGATTGGTTTCCGGAAGAAGATTGGGGTAGGTTTTCTTGGTCAGTTCCATATACACACAAAATTACCAAGAGTGACTTGGAGTTGGAAGTTATATTCCTTGCACTCGACAGACCTGAAGACGTCAAGAAACTCCTCTCATTAGAACTAACTGGTATATGGATTAATGAAGCTAGGGAGATTCCCAAGTCAATTATTGATGCATGTACTATGCGTGTGGGTAGATATCCCTCTATGAGAGATGGAGGGCCAACATGGACTGGTGTGATTGCAGATACCAACGCACCTGAAGAAGATCACTGGTGGCCGATCATGGCAGGTGAAGTTCCTATACCCGACCATATAAGTTCTGAAGAATCTAGGATGCTAGTGAAACCTGACAACTGGAAGTTTTATACACAGCCATCAGCTATGATAGAAGAAAAAGATGAAGAGGGTTTGGTTCAAAAATATGTTCCAAATCCAAAGGCTGAGAATAAAAAGAACATGATGCAAAGTTATTATCCTAACTTAATACAAGGTAAGACTAAAAGTTGGATAGATGTTTATGTGATGAATAGGCTAGGTCATATTCAAGACGGCAAGCCTGTATACAATATGTTTAGAACCGATGTACATGTAGCTAAAGAAGAGATACCTGTTGCTGATGGGTTGCCTTTATTTATTGGATTAGATTTCGGATTGACACCTGCTGCAGTCTTTGGTCAAAAGGTTAGAGGTCGTTGGCTTATATTGCAGGAGATAGTCGCCTTTGATATGGGCATTGTTAGGTTTGCTGAGTTGTTAAGATCAGAGATAGCATTACGTTACGCTAACTGTGAAGTTAATATATGTGGTGATCCTGCAGGTGACTTTAGGGCACAGACTGATGAGTCTACACCTTTTCAGATATTAAGAGGTGCAGGACTAAAGGCTAGACCAACACATAGCAATGATGTAGCCTTGAGACTAGAATCTGTGTCAGGGCCATTGCAAAGAATGGTTGACGGGCAATCGGGTGTGTTAATAGATTATAGATGTAAGGAATTAATAAAAGGTTTTGAGGGTGGCTATCACTATAGAAGAATGCAAGTATCAGGTGAAAGATATGAGGACAAGCCTGCTAAAGACAGGTTCTCTCATATACATGATGCATTACAGTATCTAATGCTTGGGTCAGGTGAGGGCAGGCAAGTGATGGGGCAGTTTAAAACTATACAAGCATTCAATGCTAGAAGAGACTTTGATGTATTTACACGACAACCAAAACAAAAAAGAAGACAAGGTCTATGGTCAAGGCTATAACATTTGTGCGTTGTGTAATATTTATTTAATAGGTATGGCTAAAAGAAAAGGAGATTAACATGTGTTTACCCGGTGGTGGCTCAAAAACACCTGCACCTGATCCTGAATTGGAAAAAGAAAGAGAATCTGAAAAAGCTAAAGAGCAGGCAAAGACTGCTGAAATGAAGCAAGAAGCTTTAGAAGAAACTGTTTCAAGAAGACGTAAAGGTACAGGAAGAAGATCGTTGCTAACTGGCTCAGGTGGTGGCGTAGGTTTTTATAACAGGTATTCATAATGCATGATTTGGCCCAAGGCTATATGGCAAAATATGAAAAGGCCAAGACTATAAGACGTGAGTTCGAAGAACTCTATGACGAAATCTTTGAGTATTGTTTGCCACAGAGACAGGGGTTTAAGAATTATACTCCCGGTCAAAGACGAGATGATCGTATCTTTGATGAGACAGCAGTTGTTGGTGTACAGGAATTTGCATCACGACTACAGTCAGGCTTAGTTCCTAACTTTGCTAGATGGGCAGACTTTGTAGCAGGTGGTGAAGTTCCACCGGAAGAAGCTGATGAGATTAATAACAAGCTTGATGAAGTTACAAATTATGTATTTGAAATAATACAGACATCTAACTTTGCCCAAGAGATTCATGAATGTTTTATAGACCTTGCTTTAGGTACAGCCGTTCTTGCTGTGACTGAGGGGGATGCTGTAAACCCAATACGTTTTCATTCTATTCCTTTGCCTCACGTAGTATTGGATGTAGGGCCTGATGGTAGGGTTGACCATGTTTATAGGGAAAGAGATTTAAAGTTTAGCGATCTACCTATTGCATATCCAAGAGGTTCATTTACAGACCAAACATTAGATAAGATACAGAAATACCCTGATAGTAAATGTAAGATACTAGAGGTATCATGTAAGCTATACGACAGACCTAATGAAGAACGATATAGCTATATGGTTATAGAGATGGGTGATAAGAAGCTTATACTAAACGAGGAGTATAATGGTATAGGTTCTAATCCATTTATAGCTTTTAGATGGAGTAAAGCTAGTGGTGAGATTTATGGTAGAGGCCCTGCAGTAAATGCATTGAGTGCTATCAAATCAGCAAACCTTACAATAGAACTTGTACTTGAAAATGCACAGATGGCTATATCAGGCATTTATCAAATGGATGATGATGGGGTTGTTAACGTAGATACAATCAACTTAGTTCCGGGAACAGTTATACCTAAAGCACCAAACTCCCAAGGTCTTCAACCTATAAGAGCAGCAGGTAACTTTGATGTAGCTAACTTGGTTCTTAATGATATGAGGAATAATATTAAACGTGCTTTATATAATGATATGCTAGGTGATCCTAATAAAACACCAGCGTCTGCAACTGAAGTGGCAGAACGTATGGCTGATCTATCAAGGAAGATAGGTTCTGCCTTTGGTAGATTGCAAGCTGAAATGGTACAGCCAGTATTACAGCGTGTGGTTTATTTGTTAACCAAGCAAGGCAGGATAGAAATACCAACTGTAAATGGTAGACAGGTTAAAATTAAAAGTGTTTCCCCACTGGCACAGGCACAATCTAACCAAGACATTGTATCCCTAGATAGATTCCTTGAGATGGTAGCCGGTCGTTTTGGCCCTGAAGTGATAAACCTCCTAGTCTCTTCAGAAGAAACGGCTATTTATCTAGCCAAAAAATTTGGTGTGCCAGACATGTTAATCCGTGATGTTGGTGAGAGACAACGCATGGTTCAGATGGCACAACAGATGCAACAACAAACAGGAATAAACCCGAATGCAAACCCAAGCATCCAAGCACTTGGGGGTTGATGGATACCCCCGTTCAAAAGCAAACGATGAGAAAATATCTTTAGATTTAGCCAGTGCCTTTAATACTCCCAGTGGACTGGCTACTTTACAATATCTGAAGTCTATCACTATTGAAGCAATAACAGGAGCTAATATATCTTCTGAAGAATTGCGTCATCTTGAGGGGCAAAGATATCTAGTGGCATTAATAGCCAAACGTATTCAACATGCAGAGAGGATAAATCATGGAAGAAACACAAGCAACTGAATCTAATGAACCTGTAGTAGAAACAACAGAACAAGAAACACAGGTTGAAAGACCTGAATGGTTACCTGAGAAGTTTCAGACACCTGAAGATTTACGTAAGTCTTATGATGAATTGTCTAGTAAGTTAGGCAAAGGCGAAGAAGAATTACGCAACAAGTTGTTAGAAGAAATGGAAACAGAAGCATTTGCTAACAGACCTGCGTCTGTAGGCGACTATGTTTTGCCCGAAGTGCTAGATGAGCAAGAGGCTGTAGATAACCAGTTGCTTGACTGGTGGTCTAACTATTCATGGGAAAACGGATTGAGCCAAGAAGAATTTGCAGAAGGTATTGAAAAGTATGCTACTGCTGTTATGGGTCAGCAACCTGATCTTGATGCCGTGCAAAAAGAACTAGGTGATAACGCTATTGAAAGGGTAGAAGCTGTTCAGTTATGGATGAATAAGTTTTTCCCTGATGCCGGAATGCAGGAAGCAGTTGCTCAGTTAGGATCAAGTGCAGCAGGGATAAAAGCATTGGAGCATATAATAGAACAAACAAAATCCTCTAATGTTTCAGGGCAGGGAACTATAGCAGGCCAAATTACAAAAGCAGATGTCGAAGCTAAGATGAAAGACCCAAGGTACTGGCAGCAAGGCAGACGTGACGAAGCCTTTGTACAGGAGGTCAACAATGAGTGGAAGCGTCTTTACGGGTGAGGGCGATTACGGACTTGCTGAGATAATAAGAAGCAGACCTAGTCATGCTGAAAAATTACAACATAAC